CGTTCTTTACGGCCTGCAAAATTATCAATGTGCCAGTGTAACATTTGTCCAGTTTTTTGATTGTGAAACTTAATTGTATATTCTTCCATGCCAAAATATGCTGCAATGTTTTGAAATACTTCAAAGTCTTCTGCTTTTGTGCGTGAAAATACTTCCATTTTTGGATCAGCGCCTGCACGTATTAAATCTTGTTCTTCAGCATCAGCAGTATATGTTCTATGATTATCATCCTTGCTTTGTTGATTACGACTAGACCATGAACTATCTAAAACCCTACCCAAGCATGCGTCTACTGCTTCATCCCAATCACCTTCAAATGTGCATACATTTTTATAATCTTGTGGACCTTCTTTGAGAGCATCAAAGTGCCATTGTGATTGAGCTTTGGTAAAGTCCCAACGACTTCCGCCCCAATTTTCTACTTTATCCATTTATAAACCTTTCTAGGTCGTTTGGCAATATAGGATTTTCCATACGTTCTGGATGCCAAACTATACCCCATACTCTATTTATTCTATGTTTAAATGCCTCAACATCACCGTCTTTTGTAATAGCAGTAGGTAATAATCCATCTGCTAATTTTAGTATTTTATTTTGATGATAACTGTTTACTATAACAGATTTATTATCCATTACAACTTCATGTTCAGTATTATAATGATTTTCACATTCTATATTAATACCTTCTTCAAGTTGATTAATTAAAAATGCTCCATGACAAACTCCTAAAACAGGTTTTCTCTGTTTATAACATTCAGTAAGTAATCTTATCTCTGTAATTATTCTAGGACTGCTTGCATCGCCTCCTGTAAAAACTACCATATCTAAGTCTTTGATTACATTAGAAAAATCTTGTTCTGGATCGTTTGCTATATTAAAAAGCGTATGATTGTTTAATAGTTTATACCAACCATGTTCTAAACAATCATACGCAAAATCATTGTAATAGAATATGCGTTGAGTCAACCCAATATTCATTACAATTAATCCTTACCAACCGTAAGCTTCGTTAACTAGTTCACGTGAACCAGCTGCTTCAACTGTGTTTTCACATGAAACTTCGAATAGGTCTTTTCTCATACCGTCTACGATGTTTAATACGTGTGCTTGAATTTCTGGTGTTGTTGCAATTGCTTCTAGTTTCATTGCACCAATTGTTGAATGGAAACCTTCGTCCTTAGCAATTTTAGCATATGACTTTGCAATGAATTCGTCTTCAATTGTTTCAGCCATTTGTGACCATACTGCTGCCGCACGACCTTCAGCAACGATTTGATATACTGCAAGTGCAGCTGGATCAGTTGATGCTTCGTATGCGTCTAGTAGATCTGCGCCTTTAGCTTGTGGCTTAGCCGCTTCTTTTGCCATTGCGTCAGCAACGTCTAGTTCTTCGCCAGTGATTTTTTCGATGCATTCTTTTACCATACGGAAGTGAATTGCTTCGTCCATCGCTTGCTTTGAAAGGTTTTGTAGTTCAACAGGATCTGCATCAGCTGGCATGTTAGCCACTTGTGCTGAAATCTCAACCATGTTCATTCTTTCGTTAACCATACGTCCAGTGAAATGCTCAACTAGAGCTTCCATTGAATTGTCTTTTGACTCAAAGTATGCTTTAACATTCATTTTTGAAGCTGTGAAAAGTGCTTCGTTGTCTTTTTGTAGCTGTGCTACAAATTCAGTTGATGTAGTCATTGTAATATTCTCCATTTGACTTAATGTAAGTTCACTTATGTGAACCATGAATAAAACATTTATTACACTCTTTTGTAAGGGAAATAAATGAATCACACCCTTTCATATAACAACTCTGTTATAACCAGTGTGAATCATCAAAGATGATGTAGCACAACTCTGTGCTACATCATTATTTATCTAAAGTCCGTTAGGAACTATTATATAATGAATTGTTAGCACAACACCAACTGATGCTGCAAGTCCAATCATCATTTTAAAGAAGTCACGTGTAACAAGTGGAAACACTGTTTTAAACTTGTGCTTGCCTGTCATTGTTGCCATAGCTAATTCTCTACCACATAGCAAACCAACAAACACCCAAGTTGTTGACATTGGAATATCATTTAGTTCTTTGAAAAACCAAAGGATGATCCAGTAAACTAGGTCAATAATTGTAGCACTACGCACATAACGTGTATTGTGTTTTTCAATCACAATGTTTTGAATTTTACCCCCACCTTCGCGGAACATATAGTAAAGTCCTGCAACAAAAATTACACTGACTAATACCATTAGATCCCAAGGAATCTCACGTGGCAAAAACACAGCAATGTTAGCCATATCGTGTGACAACCAAGTAAACCACAGGAAGCCTGTTGTTACCCATTGTCCAACCCGCCACCATTTTTTATGTTCTTCTTTTACTGGTTTTGCTTCATCTAGCAGTCTGCTTACTACAATCCAAATTGCATAAGCGGCTACTGCGGCCACTGCATATCCCATCATAGATTTCATAAGCATTTTTTCTAATACAAATGTTGAAGCAAATGCACTCAATACTAGGAAACTAGTTGATACAGGCACACCAATGCGTGTCAACAGCAATAGTAGTGCTGGTGCCATTGCATGATACCATTGTATTTCCTGGAAAGGAATTTTATTTAGGCGACCATAACTGATATCACCTCCGTTCATATACCACCCATACCAGAGCGTATATAACAAAACCGCTGAAGCAGCGGCCCACATTGTTCTCCAATGAAATTTTTCGTTGTTTGATGCGATCCACGTTCCAAGTGTTTGAACTGAATCGTTTGCGATAACTGCATAGGCTGCAAATAAAAAGCCAATGAGCATCCATATTGTGAGTAGTTCCATATCATTCTCCTTTGCTTGCCAGCTTTACCCTGGCGCTCACAAATATAACTATATGTTATAATTTATTTATAGCACAGGAGTTAATATAAATCAATAAAAAAGCAGGACCGAAGTCCTGCTTTCTTTGTTTTTGTATTCCAAGTAATTCTTACTGGAATGATAGTGCTGCTGAGTCAACATCGATTTTAGCTAGGTAGTCTGCTGCGTTACCAAGTGATGATGCTTGGTTGTTTAGCTCTACATAACCGTAACGTGTCATGAATGACACTGTTGGTTCGAATGTTGCTGGATCTAGGACTGTGCCTGATGACATTAGTGGGATATATGGGCAGTAGAATGCTGCTGCGTCAATCTCGCCGTCACCTTTGTAGCCTACTAGAAGCGGTGCGTTGTCTGCTGCATACTGGTCTACGAACACTCTCATAGTGTTGTTTAAAGTACCTACGAATTTTGTATTTGTTGGTGCTTCAAAAGGACCTTCAGTTGTTCTTGCGAACGCTGATGTTGTTGCTGACTGTAGAACAGTTAGCATTGTTGGTGAGATAACAACATAGTTACCTGCGCCACGGCGTGTTCTTGCCGCGATTAGGTTTGCTGCTCTGTTGATTAGCACTGCTAGTGCCGCATGCTGATCACCAACGAATGTAGCTTGACCTGATACGTTCGCTTGATCGTATGTGTCTGTTGCTGCGCCTGCTAGTGTGCGTAGTGATGTTAGAACTTCTTGGTCGATTTCAGCAGTAATTTCTTGTGCAAGTGCTTGCATGATTTCTGCTTCAACGTCTAGACCGTGCATTGAGTTAGCGTCTTGCGCTGCTTCAAATGTCCAACGTGCTGATAGTTTACGTGTTTTAGCTTCCACTGTCTGCTTTAGAACTTGGATGCTTAGTTTACGTCCTGCGTCTGCTTCTAGGTTTGCAGTTGCGTCTGCTGTGCCGTTTGATGCATCGCCTGAATAACCTTTTGCGATTGCAAATGGTGATAGTGCTTCGTCACCAGCTGATACGCCAGCTGCTGTTTGACCGTAGCGCACACGTAGAGTGTGAATTTGGCCCACTGGACCTGTCATTGGCTGAACACCAACTAATTCGTTTGCAATAACTGTTGGCATTACACGACGAATTACTGGTAGGATCACTTTGTTAAGTGATGCAATGTTGCCTGCCATAGTTGAGCCTGCTGCTGCTGATTCTGAAAGGTAGCTCTTTGTATTTTCTAGAACTGATTCCATTACCACCTTCTTGTTGCCAGCTAGACCATCTGTTAGGGCTTCTCTTGTTACGTCCCAATTTTCAAATAGATTCTGTGTCATTTTGGTATACTCCTTATTTGATACCTGCTAACTTTTTAAGGTTAATAATCTCGGCTTCACTTTCAGATGACTGTGTGTGAGCCTTGTTACCTGTGATCTCAGTCTTCTGAGATTCTGTAATTGTTTGCGTCTTTTCTGACTTTGGTGCTGATTCATTAAGCACTGTTGGAAGATACTTATTGTATGCAGCTTTTAACTTTGGAGTCTGCACAGACTCTAGTAAGTTTGTCATTAATTCACGCTTATCTTTAGCTAGAGGAGACATAAGTTCAGCCATAACTGACTCACGCTCACGGCTTTCATTGATTCTAGCAACTTTTTTGTTTGCTTCGTCAATTTTTGCCTCTCTTGTAGCAATTTCCTGACGTGCTTCGTCTAATTGAGTTTTCACGTCAGCAATTTCTGCTGATAGCTTAGAAATATGTGTGCCTTCTGCAAGGTGTGAACCCATAAATTCAGCTGCGAATGTTTCGAAGATTTTTCTACCAAACATATTTTCTTTAGCTGACTTGATGTCTTCTTTAAGCGTTCCAAGTTCTGTTGAAAGTGTTGTTTCAACAAGACCTGCTAGCTTTTCAGAAGCCTTATCAATGAATTCCGCCTTTGCTTCAGCAATCATTGTTTTTCCTTCAGCAACAAGTTTTACCTTCTGTTCAATTAAGTCTTTCTTGTCCTGATGGAATTCGTTAAGTTCTGAAGTAAGTTGTTCCATTACGAAGTCTTCTAGCTTCTCGAAGTTACCTTCTTGTAGCTTTCTGTCTTCGCGAAGCTCTGCAATTTCGCCCTTTAGGGTTTCCATTACAAAACTATCTAGAAGTTCTGCATGTTCTGCAATTTTTTTCTTGTATTCAACTTGTGCAGCAACTGCCGCTGATTTATCTGCATGAAATTCTTCTAGCTCTGACTTAATTGTATCATTAAGCATTGCATCCATAGCCTCTACCATCTGCTCTTTGTCAGCGTCATAGCGGTTTGCGAATTCTTCACGTAGTTCAGCAGTGATTTCTTCACGTGCTTCTACAAGTTTTGCTTCCCATGCCTCTGAAAGTGTTGAACGCACTTCCTCAGATAGCACTTCTGAACTTAGGAGTTGTTCGATTGCATTGTTAGCCATTACTTTCTCCTAATATCTAAAGTTTCAATGAACTTTAGTACCTCCTTCTGGAGATACTGTTCAGCTAAATCGTCTTGATTTACTGCACTAGCAACGTCTAATAGAATATTACCGCGGTGTCCGTTCATGATTTGCTCATATAGTGGATCTGGGTATGCATCTGGTGCGCTAGGGTTAGCAACAATATCAACTGTTTGAATTTCAAAATCACTAACTTTACCGCTTTCATTTACGTTGCCGCTACCTCTTGATGAAACACCAAGTTTTACACCATTTTCTATAAGGGTTTTACAAATATTTCCCATTGGTGTTGGTAACAGTTTTAAACGACCATAACCGTCTTGACCGTCCATCCACATACGTTCAATCATATGTGAAACACGGTCTAAATTTACTTGCAAATCATCTGGATGATCTGCTTCACCTAATACAGAGATACCCTCTTCAATACGCTGTTGAATATTTTTAACAGCCTTTGAAATTTCTGTTACAGGGTATACTCTCTGGTTTTGATTGCGCTTCTCACCTTGCACAAAAATACCTTCCATATACAGGCTTTTGCCGTCTTTGGATGACTCCGTGACAACTTGAGCTTGATCAAATGTAAGATGTTCTGTTAATGGTGTGTTACGCATAATTACTCAGCCTTGCCTTTTTTCTCAGCGCCGTGACCTTTTGGTTCTGCTTTTAGATCGCCTGCCTCTTGTGGGCCGTCCACGTTCATGTCTTTAGCATCGCCTACTAGACCTTTGCTGTCGCCTTCTGAACCTTTTGATGACATATCTACAGCTTTGCCGCCCATGTCGTTTTTACCTGCAACCGGTGACGCTTTACCGTCGTCATCGCCTGACATATCAGCTGATGCTGGCTTTAGTTCAGCACCTTCTTCTAGGTTTTCTTCTTCAGATTCTTCTGTAGCTTCTTCGATTTCTTCTTCGTCTGCTGATTCTTCGATTTCTTCTTCAGTTGCTTCAAAAGCTACTTCTTCTTCCATCTCGTCTTCTGCAGCATCGTCGCCCATCATTTTAGCAAATTCTGCTTTAAGATCAGCTAATGCGTCTTCTACGCTCATTAGCTTGTCTTCAATTTCTTCGTGTTCTTCTTCGTGATCATCTGATTCACCGTCGCCGTCGAAGTCCATATCGCCTTCATCGTCTGAAAGTTCCATCTCAGCATCCATGTCATCCATGTCATCTTCGTCAGCATCTTCACCAAATGCTTCCTCAGCTTCGATTTCGTCTTCATCTTCTTCGATGTCGTCGATAAAGTCATCAGCTTCTTCTCCGCCGAATCCTTCTTCTAGTTCTTCTTCCGCTACTTCATCTTCTACGATCTCGTCGGCTTCAACTAGATCATTCCAAATTTCACGTGCCTTTTCTACGAAAGCTTCATGTAGTAGCTCTGACGCTTTTGCATCTTCACCCTCTACAAGGCTCTCAATTACTTTAATATAACGTTCGCGAGCACTCATGGCATTCTCCTTCATAGGTTATAACACATGTATTTAAGACGTCTTGCCTAATACCGATGTATTATACAAAAAAAACCGCAGTTTTGAACTGCGGGTTGCTATAGTTCTCTGTTATTATTTAACACATAGAATAAAAATTACGCTAAAACGGGTTATTTTCAGCTATTTTATTCTGCAGAATCACTGCTTTGACCGTATTGTAGCTGAACTTTCTCTACTTTTGTAGCATGTTCGCTACGAGCAAGCTCTCTACGGTTACGCATTTTGTTTAAATGACGCAAAGTAATCTTAGGTCTACGTGTATCATCCATATCCCATTTGTTGTATTCATCATCTTTTGCGTCTTGTGCTAATTCGTTAAATCTCATCTGCATCAGTTCCTGTATCTGTATCTGGAGCATCAACATCAATATCTGTGTCTGTATCATCTCCTAAATCATTTTCTGCATCAACATCAGTTGGTTGGAAACTATCCATATCACCTGATCTCACACCTACACTGCTTAAATCGCTAATTGCATCACCTGAAGGTGCGCTACTAGGATCATTTTCTTCTGCCCATAGACGTTCGTTTTCAAGCACTTCTTCTTCAGTAAGTCCAAGATAACGTGCAAGGATAAATCTCTTTGAAAGATAACCTGCGCCTTCCAAGCTACCAAACAAGTTGGCACGTTGTTGATCAATTTCAATCTCTCTGTATTTGCTAAAGCTCTGTGGTTCTGAAAAGTTTAGATCAAACAGGCTAGCACTTACATTAATACCTCTGTGTTTGCAAAATAATTTAAATTCTTTGTCTAGTGTTTTCTGAACAGTCATCTGTAAGCGTTCACAATACTTTGCAAAACGAAACTCTTGAATCATTGCTGTGCCAACACGCCCATCGTTGAATGCTGCAATACCATCTTCACTACCAGTTGGTAGATAAGAAGTTGGAACACGCAAACCACGCATAAGTTTGTTGTTGAAATATTTCAAGTCATCAATTTCGCCTAAGTTTTCACCGCCTGGTAATACCTCAACTTTTGAGCCTCTACCTTCAGCAGTTTGTGCAAAGAAATAGTCTTCCATGATTGACAGTGGATTGTATGCACTGTCCATAACTTTTGTTCCACCGCCACTCATATTGGGAATACGTGTTTGGTGAACTTCATTTTTTGTGCGCTCAACAAAGCTCATAGCTTTGTGCGCTGGCATATTACCTACGTCAATGTAAAACACACGTCTTTCTGGAGCACGTTGCACTCTGTAGATAATAATACTGTCTTCTAATAATTCTTTTTGTTTGTAAACTTTAAAAACTGGCTCAAGTATACTGTTACCAAAAGGCCAATTAGCATTTAGTCCATCACTTAAACTTACATGAACAACATTACTTGCATCAACAGCATATTCTGTGTTTGCACCTTTGTTGTTGCTGTCGTAAACACCACTGTTTGATTTACTTGTGCTATATCCTGTTTGAGGATTAACACTGGTTGCGTCTGTGTGATTTTTTGTTTCAACTGCAACAAGGTCTTGCAAGTTTAGTGCAATATTTTTGATCATATATTGATCAATTTCTCTGCCTGTTGATTCGTTTACAATAGCTTTGCTTACATCATTTGAGTTTACCCAAATTAGTTTGAATGTTTCTGGATCACGGATAAAAAACTGATCACCATATTTTACACATGCACGAAACATGCTGAAAACTCTACGTTCAAACTCGTTGATTGAAACCCATTGTTTTAGTGCAGTTTCTAATGCACTAATTTCACTGTCAGTGGGTTCACTTTTATAATTGATTGTAAAAGGTAGATCCGTTATTGGATCATGTTGTGTGCTGAACTCAGCAATAGTGTCAAGAGCAGCATTGATTTCGCTGTCTTGATCCATTTGGTCGTATTGAGAATAACGTTCAATACGATTAGGTTGACCAGAATATACTTCAGGGAGCCAGCTTTGCCATCTACTGGCTTTCGCAGAGCTACGACCGTCAGTTCCGTCACCTGTGTTATATCTTGTAAAGTGTTTTTTCCAACTCATTTGTGGGCGCCTTATTATCTATGTGTATTTATGCACCGCTGGCATCTATTGCTGCCTTTAGTCTGTCATCTAACATCTTATTCTTGGCATATTTTCGCATATTCTCTAAAACAGCAAGTGTTTGCCTTTTAGTTTCAATTGCTTGTTTGTATTCTTCTTGTATGTTAACCTCTAGTATACTATTATTTTCATCATTTGTCAACGATTGCGACATTAAGTCGCTTAATTCTCTGTTTGATAAAATTTTACCATCAACTTCTGGAACAAACAATTCTGCTTGATTCATATTAACACCATCACCTACTAGATATGGATTACCTGCTGCTACAGGACCACCAAAATAGTTTCGTTGTAAATTTTTCTTATGAAAATCTATCACTTCTTGTGTAATATTGCTTGGGTCAATTCCAATATCTTGCAATATTTGTTGATTTGCAGTGAGCATTGCATCAGTTGCAGGATCTACTTGTTGGACTCCTTGATGCTTTAATAACTCTTCCATTGCCTTAATATGCTCTTCCGTAATATCATCTCTTAAAAACATTTTGTCAGCATTATCATTAAAATGTTGAATAACATCATTTACTACATTTGCTGCACTTCCAAATGCTGTTGCAAGTGTATCCATGTTAATAGTAAATGTGTTTTGTATCTGTAAAAATGCTTTGGTTGCATCGTTGAGTAACTTTGTGCTAGTTCCTGCCTCTGCTAATCCTTCTGCAGCATCTAATCTAGCTTGTCTAAATTCATCAACACTTATTTCTCCAAATACTTGTTTAATTTGGAACATGCTTTGTGCTAACGAATTAGATGCACCAGCTAATGCATCTGTAACACTGCCTTGTGCAGTTCCCAATCTTGAAAGATCTCCGTTTATCATACCAAACAATACTTCTTGAACGGACTCAGCATCTCCACTTTGTATTGCTACCTGTAATTCATCAAAGATACTTTGACCAAATGCATTTTTAAGTGCAGCAACATCAGTTGCATTCATTGCTTGAGCAACTTCTTCAATATTCAATGCACCAAGATTACCATTTGCCACTGCTAGAGATCTTGCAAGTGCATTACTCAATGTGCTGATAGGTGTTCCTGTGCCTGCAATGCTTTCTAAATCTGCAAATAATTTTCTTGCTTCATCTGCAGCTTCTTTTTCGTCGCCTTGTAAGTTTGCTAAACCTGCGGCAAAATCAACATTGGTAATTTGCAATCTATTTGCCAATAATTGACTTCTTTGCATACCAGTAATACTTGCTAAGCCTGCTGTTTCAAGTTGTAATTGTGTAAAGGCTTGCGATAAATCTTCTTCTAGACCAGATGTGCCTCTGGTTAGTCCACCTACCATACGTTGGTATTCTAAGAACTCGCCTGTTTGCTGTAATAGTTCAGCATTGCTTATACCAAAGTCTCCCAATGCATCAGCACTTTCTTCCATGTCTGCAAAAAAGTCTGCAAAACGTCTTGTGCCTAAACTTACATTTCCACCAAATGCATTTATTGCACTACCATTAGCTGCAATTGTCTTACTAAATGCATCATATGTGACACCACTTGCATTTACACTCAATCTTAATTGGTTAAATGCTTTTCCATTTTCAAAAATGATAGCACCATTGTCAATCATTTGTTTTTGCACTTCGCTAAATGCTTCTAACTTACCAACATTCCATCCTAACCACATAAATGCCGCATCAGATATTACATCACCATTCTTTTTAATAATTTGTCCTAGTTTAGTAATGCCTCCTGTAGCACCACTACTGCCACCTTCCATTTTTGCAAATGCTTTTCCTAGTGGTCCAAAAAATTGACCCAATGCACCACCTATTGCAGGTCCTGCTTCTTTCATAGCACTTACAATACTAGTAAGTGGTCTTTCCGTATTACCCATAAACGTAGTAGAATCAACTATTTTTCTAGCCAATTGTTTTGTTTTCTTTGTTGTATTTTTGGTTGCTGCTGTTGTTTCGTTATTACCTGCTGTATCAGCTGAAGCACTGTCAGTTATTTTACCAAATGCCTCGCCTAAATCTTTGCTAAAGTCACCTATTGTTTTTGCAAGTGTTTTATCTATCTGAGACATGTATCCTATATCAGATGCAATGTTTCTCATAGTTTCTTCACTTGCCCAAGCAGGTATGGTTATTGGTGGTCCGCCTGTTGGATTGTCTATTTGATACGTTTCTTTAGCCATTATGGATCCAATACTGTTTCTTGTTCAGTAAGTCTTGTATTTACTTTATTAATTTGTTCATCTAGTATTCTTAACTGCTGATTAAACAATGCTATCTCTTCTTGAGAAAGTGGTCTTCTTCTGTTGTTTGTCCTACCGCCTGGATTTTGTAATAACTCTGCTACCTTAGACTTCATCTGATTTAAAACATCAACTCTATCAGTTAGTGTATCTCTGTTAGCAGTTCCTATTGTAGTATCACTTAGAAAATCTCTGGTTGTAGTCATATAGTTTTGAAAACTTAATGCTGTAATATCTCCTGTTGGAGTTATTCTCATCAGTTCATTAGATTCGTTGTATTCTTTTGAGCCTCGTTCATAAATTGTAACATCTTTTATTCTTGCATCTTCTATTTGTTTTCTAATTTCATTTACAGTTCGTTGCCCTCTGCTATTGTCCATGCCCATTAATTTACTCAAAGCCATAATTAATTTTTCTGTAAAATCCATAGCACCATAAACCAAATCTAATGCACCGTCCATTGTGTCAATACCAGGCATTATAGCTTCAAGTGTTGTCATAAGTGCAATAGCAGTATCATCAATTGCTTTGATAGCTTTACTAGCTTCATCTATAGCCTCTGATCCCTCGTTGATACTGTCTTGCAATTCACCTAGTGTAATATCTTTTGCCGCATCGTTGGCAACTTTTGCCGCTGCCATTGCATTAGCCGCTGCATTTGTAACAGGATCAACACTTGCAAATCTTCTTATGCCTTCATCAAACTGACTGCTTAATATTCCCAACAATCTACTAGTGTCTATTACTGCACCTTCTTGTGTAGTAGCACCAGCAAGCATGTCATTTCCTTGTTTAATAAATTCTTGTAATGCTCCGCCACCTATTTCATTGAACAATTGAACCAATTCTGGTGTCATATTATTGATTATATTTTGGTCAAAGTTAATATCGTAAATTGCACCTTTAAAAGTTTTTTCTATTTCTTGATACATTGGACTATCCTTGCCAAACCTATTGGCAAGAGAAGCTAGATACATTTGAGAGCTGTTTCTCAAGTTGTTAAATGCATCTTGTCCATTTTCATTGATGTATTGTTCCTGTGCTAATGCAAAACTAGTGTTAAGTTCAACGTCTTGTCGTTGTGTTTCCAACTCGTCCAACAACTTCATCCTGTTTTCGCCGGTAGTTGTTGCTAATCCTAGTGCAATTTCGTTTGTAGTTTGAAACACACTTATAATTTTTTGTTGTGCTTTAGCATCTAATGTATTAATTTGATTACTTTTGTATAATGCATCAGCAGTTTGTGCTAATCGCATGGTTAATTCGCTGGTTCTATATCCAAACTTGTTGATACTATCGTCTCTGGCTATATTATTTGCTAATTCACCAAAAATAGATGCACCTTGTATTGCACTATCATGTCCTGCACCTATTAAATTACTGCTAACTTGTAAAACTTTAGCATATTCGTCAAATCCCATGCCTAAACTCATAGCATCTCTACGTAATCCTGTTAACAATTCCATATTTGCATCAGCTAAACCAACATCTATCATTGTTTTAAGCAATTTGTCTTGACTGTTTATAAATGTAGCTACAAATGTGCCTACTCCAGCCGCTATACCAAGTGTGCTACTAGCAATTTCTGTAGCTCCTTGTCCAATATTACCAATTCCCTTGATAATTTTATTTCTACTACCTGCTAAACCACCAAATGCACCGCCTATTGCATCTCCTACGCCCAATTCACTAGCAGCAGTTGCTAATTGTTCGAACAAACCAGTCATTGCACCAAGTCCATCAACGTTTTGCACCATAATAGCACGTTGCGCACCGCCCATTGCGTTTGCTAGGTCTTTTTTGGCTTGAGATTCTTTCTTTTCACTGCGTTTTTGCTTGTTTAACTCATCAGTCATGTGCTTGAGTGCGGCTGGACTTATAGCAGATGTAATACTCATAGCAATTTTACGTCTACTATCAGGTCCACTAGCAATAGAACTAGCTATCTGTTCAGCTGTTATATCGCTTGCCCAAGGATACTGTTGATATATGTCTAATATTTCTTGTTGCATATTATATACGTAGTTAATGATGATAAATACTTCTAGTATAGTGTATTTATCGGAGAATTAAAACATGAGTAATCCCCTAATTAGTGCATATAGGAAGCCTAGTTTATATATTGATCTACCAAGTGGTGGAAAATACTACAATCCTGCACCAAAATTAAGCGTAGACGGTGAATTAGCTGTTTATGCAATGACTGCACGTGACGAATTAATTACAAAAACACCAGATGCACTGTTTAACGGTGAAGCTAGTGTTAGTTTGATTCAAAGTTGCTGTCCTGACATTCCAAATCCAAGTCAAATAC